CAATGATAATGGTTCTATGACCCTGCAACGTGGAGTGATTTTTGATTTAACCAGTAATCTTCCTTGTGGAAATCCAGGAGCTGGAACTGCTCTTGTCGCACGTTTAGAGACCCGAGTTATCTCTTTACCGGCAGTACAACCCATCTTAGGGCTGGGCCACTTTGGCACACGAATGCAGAATCTTTGCCAACAACCGAATAACTTACATACCTCCAGTCTTTGTTTAAATAAGTTGGATCGCGTTTACCAACGTTTAGATGACATTAATAATCAGTGTTCTGCTGACTTTAATTTTGACATCAATCGCACAGATATTGTGTTGAAGAGCAGTCTAAATCGTTATCCGACTGCGATTATCGAGAAGGACTTCGTGGACCTGTTTGGAAGCGAGGCTCCTCTCATCGATTTCGGCAACAATAAGGAGGCCATTCAAAGCTCCTTAGCTGATATTCGCGAGATTACTACCAGTGATTTTCGTCCTGCGTTAGACAGCAAGTTGCATGCCGCCACTATTGCTTATTTAGACAAGCTTTTCTGTGTGGAGGGGATCACTCTGAACCCAGGTGGTCCTGCACATTGCGTAAATCTACTTCCTAATACTACAAGCAGCGGTTTTCCTCTCTATGTAGATACTAGTTTAGTAAAGCCTGAGCTCATCAATCAGGTTTATGCATCTCTTGACGGTGACTATAGCTGGAACAACTTTCCTGTCACCTTAGGTTATCGTGTACAGGTTCGCCCTGCAACTGGTAATTTCGATTGCCGCGTAAAGTACCGTATTATTTACGTTTTTCCAAAGGCCGTCGTTGGATGTGAGTCTTTATTCTTTGTGCCGCTACGAGATCATTTAATCTCTATGGGAAACCGAAGCATCTATAGCATTGGTCATAAGTTCCGAGAGCATGTAGATTTTTATCGAAAGAACAGTCATAACAGGTATCACTATCTTTTTGACATTAGTAAGTTCGATATGTGCGTAAACCGTGCTTTCCTAATTATGTTTTTTAGTTGGTTACATCGCATCTTCAATCTCGACGATCGCCATAAGGCACTATTACGCGAGATTGAGCTGTATCACCTAAACGCTCCACTTTGGATCCGTGAGGGCGAGATTGTACAACGTATGCGCGGTGTGATGTCTGGTAGCATGTACACCAATTTAATGGATTCTTACATTAATGCATACATGCACGTTTATTTCTTGCTTTATCATGGGCATGATGTAACCAACTGGTCTTTGCGCATCATGGGTGATGATTCCTGGATGCCATTAGACCAAATGTATTCTCTTGAGTACATTCAGCAGTTTTTCGCTAGTCATTTCGGCATGCAAATTTCTGGTAAGGGTCAGTATTACGTAACCTCTGGCCAACGCATTTATTATCTTGGTTGCTGGTTTGATGAGAACGGACGTTACATCAATCGTAAGTTGGCAATGGGACAATGCATGGTTACCGAGGTGTTTATTGATACTTCTATCATGGATACAGAGACACGCCTCTTTTCTAAGCTTGGCTCTATTGTTAGTAAGTTTAGTGATGGATGGCTGTTCTGGGCCGAGTGGGCTGCAAAGCTAGTGAAGCTTCGAAACATGAACGGTCCACCAGATATGTTGTACCGTTTGGGTTGGGATCCCTTACAAGGTCGAGTTATGCGCGGTGCTTCCCAACTGATCAATTCTTCCGTTATGGTATATGATTCTTGGTATCAACAGTAAAAGTTATTCTGTCGGCAAAGTGTTATCAAGGTACATATCCAGAATTGTTTCATCATCACCGTTTAAAAGATGACCATGGTTGATTGTCATCCACATTGAAAAACATTGCCCACTGATTATGGAGACTCAGTGACGTGGGAAAGAAAACTAATGTAATGAGGAAGTTATCTCTTTTATCCTCCCAATGAACATTATCATTTTGATGTTCTCGTGTTTTCCCCTTGCATTCAACGCAGACACGGTAGTATTACCTACGATTAG